TCAGAACTCTAAACCCAGCATTATTATGTTATTAGATTTTTTTGACTTACCAAGGACTAAGACCCACTCTAATTTTATTACTGCATTAAGGAAAGAAATAGAAATAACAGTCGAAAAAGCGAAGGCTGAGTTAAAGTAACCCAAACCTTCGCCACATCAACAAAACAACAACTATTCTTTATTTAGAAATGAAACTTGCCATTGAAGTATATGTCTACAATGTCAGTTACATCAAACTCAGCTAACAACATGGATATAGTAAGGTTGCTTGGGTTTGATGAATTTATGAATAATTGACCTGGTACTACTAGGTTCTTATTTAACCTACTAACAGCAACTACACTGCCATAATTATATATAGCATTTGCCCCCATAGATGTTTTTAGGGTTACTACATTGTTATCTTCAATGTTATCTGAGTTTTTACCATATAGATCAGTAAATATCTTTGTTGTGTCAAGTACAGTACTTAAGGGAAAGGTTAGGGTTATGGGTGCTTCATTGAGGGGGTTAGTTGCTCTCTTTATTGCCATCCTTCCAGTTATATGGCCACTACGACCCGGCCCAACTAATGAATATACAAATTGCTCTTCACCAACTACCATGTCCCATTGACCACTACTGGAAAACATTACACCATTATTAAGAACTTGGCAAGTTTTCTTGTAACCCCTAATAGATAATATCGTACCATTGATGTTTTCTGTATTGGTACCAATTTCAGTAGCCTGTTGAGATAAAGCAGTAGATAGTGAACCTATTTGCTCATTAACATCTGTTAGGCTATCATTAGTACCATTCTTAAAATTGATGTAATTAGTAGTGAAAGCTTCCCATGTATTCTGGGATAGGTTTATAGGATTAGGCCATTGGTAGTCATATGGCAGTATACAGGTGGTGTTAGAGTTATTAATATAAACCTTTAACAATCCTACTACTATCTCAGTTTTTTTATCCAGTACAGATAATGAAGGATGAGATAACCAAGAATTTATACCCCAAGCTGGTTTTGTAACTTCATATATAGAAACTTCATCTGTATTCACTATTAACTCAAATGAAGTACTGTTTAATAAACCTTCCTCCTCTATATAAGAATGATTAGCAACTATTACAGCCTCTACATAGGCTAATTCACCTTCCATAAATACTGATGCACCCAACTTATTGAATGACATATTAAGGTCTTCAGTTACTAGGGTTAATATACCATCAGGTGTAATAACTCCCCCCCTGGGGTATAGTATGTTTTGGAGTTTATCTACAAGGTACCTGTTCTTTATACCAGGAGATAGACCTGGAGAACTATTCTCTATTGACCTAATAGTGATATTTACAGTATCCCCTACTATAGTAGTAACAGGTACATAATCAAAACCAAATTTTGGGCCTATCCCACTTAATATTGCAAGAGACTCAGCAGAATCTTTAGACTCAACAGGCGACTTGAAGTCCCTGTATCTTTTTTGTGATGGTACTACACTCATATATTTTTATATTAATTTGTTATATGTTTAACATGCTTTGTAAGTAGTAATCAGTTATGTAGTCATCATAATCATAAACTAACTCACTTGGTAACCTATTATATAATAGTATGTTTGATTTATCAAAAGGTTTAACATTTAATGGCCTAAACCTATTTAATAAAGAGCATAACCTACTAAAGAAATCAGGTGTCATATAATCAACCTCATGTGATACGTATATGCTTAGGCTTATACCCACACAACTTAAACAGTTTTTTGATTCATCATATACTTCATTGGAGTCGTATAGTAAACCTGAATCATAGTAAGGTATACTATCATAATAACTAATCTCTGGGTAAGGATTAACAAAATCACCTGTTGGATCAGATAGTATGCATTTGTACCCATAAAACTTTAATAGGACACTGTAGAAGTTTATAGTACCACGTATCTTATATAAGGGAATGGCAAACTTTAATAGGTCTCTAGCATTAGCCCTTGGTGGTAATGCTTCAATGGCCTTTAACCAAGCTTCTTGATTTTTACTGATATTGCTGTATGTGTCCCATAATCTAGTGTCAATTAGTATGCCATATGCGTATGGTATAGACCCAAATAACTCCCAGATATAGTTTAGGTAAATCTCATCTGTAGCATCAATATCTATTAAATTTACAGTGTTATCAATGTCTGGTGTTACAACATCATTAAAGTAATCACCACATACCTGAAGGAACCTTTCTAGTATACCTTCTTCTTCTTCATTTTTATATGTGTCCCTATCCTTGAAATATATAGGTAACAAGTCTATTAAGCTTTTCAAATTTATCATACTACTTCATTTATAACTAAGGTGATATTGCTTATGTCATTGAATATGGGGATGGTAAAGTCACTTATCTCTTGGTCAATTTTGTTTTGTGGTAAGGTGAATCTCCACATATCACCATTAGTATAAACTCCACTAGTGGGGGGACTTATATTTACCTGCCAGTTATTTCCATCTAGGTTTATAGTAGTTGGTGTGCTGGGTGTTATTGTAACCCCAGTATCCTGGTTATTGCCTCTTAATATATGTAACTTACCGTCTATAGAACTAAACTTAATCACATAGGTGTTAGTGTTTAATACTGTGATTAAATTTATAGAGTTTATATTTATTACCTGGGTAGTAGCACCAACTTTAGTAAAAATGGGTATGATATACAGGTTATCAATCTTAAGGAAGTCCACCATTGGTAGGTTATCAATTAAAGAATATAGGTCTGATAACCTTACAGGTTTAGCAATATCGCTTGTATTATAGCTGTAGCTTGAGAATAGTGAACTTATTACCTGTAGGTTTATATCATTTGCTTTAAACGATTTTTTACCAGTTATGGTTGCAGCTAATACTATATGGGCCTCAATTGTGGGGTATAGTTTAATACTAGTGGTAATCACCTTCCTTTTAAGGATGAACTTATAGGTATCATCTAATAGACCACTAGAAGCAATACCACCTGCATATGGGGTTATATATATATCTATGAACTTACCACATTTATAATTTACGTATGCCTTATCTACTCCTGGTGCTAACCTAGCAATTGATTCATAATCATCTGCTGATATGGCAACACCTAAGGTCTTTATACTTAGGGGTAAGTTTTCTTTTACCATATCAAAGTTTTCATAATTACTACCACCTGTTGAAGCATGTGGGTTTATGCAGGTTATACTTACACCCTCAGGTAATTGAAAGAATAGTGTTTGGGGTATAGCTGTAATAGTACCAGCTGGTTGATTACCCAGGTCTCCATAAGTAGCATAAAAACTACCAACTATAGTACTATTAGTTGGGGGTTTCATACCATATGTACCATTACCAAATTTTATATATGGCAAGTAGTTATCATCTAACTCTACCATATAGTGTTTACTATTTGGTTTACTATATGCAAAAGTATCTACCAACTCCCATGGTATACCACTTAAGCTTATTGACATAGAGCCTTCTGCATAAAATAAGCCATTGCCTAATGTACCCAAGTATATAACAATGTCATCTGATGTATTTATACCAAATGTTACCTCTTCTACTAACTCTTTTTGTATTACGGGAACTAGTATACTATAACTACCAGCCTTCCACATAAGGTTTTTTGTGGATAAATAGGGTTTACCATCTAATGATGTAAATACTATCCCTGATGGTATGTATATATCCTGGCCTAATACTCCACCATCTACAAGGCTTAGCAATATATCTACCTGAGATGGGTTTGCACACCTTATATGGTAGTCTACCATCTTAGCATGTTTCTTTAATGAAGAATACCTTCTTGCAGTTATAAAGAAAGTTTCTGATGCCATGTTATCAATATAATAATGCAGTACTTCTGAAATAGAAGCAAAGATACTAATAAGGATCATGAATATGTTACCCTCACTAAAATCTGTTATTTCTGGAACCTTAAGTTTTAAGTTCTCAATAAGTTTTGCCTTTATCTGGTTATATGACCTTTGTAAAGGGTTAAGCCATGGGTTAGTTGTTGACATATAGGTTTCCTGTTTTAGTGTTATAATTAAAATCTATGTTTAATACATTTTGGGTAACAATTACTTTTGGTAATAGGGTTAGATTTAGAAATTCATCTACCTGGGTAACCATTACATCATTTGCTAGTAATACTACTCTTGGCTCCCATAGTTTTATACTTGTTATAACAAATCGTTTTACTAGGAAAGTTAGTAATTGGGTATTTTGTTCTTCAAGGCATTCTTGTAGTCGGGTACCAAAACTCTCTTCCCTTATCTTTTGCCCTAATTGGTAAAATAGCAATGACCTTAAATTATTCTCTATCAGAGATATATCACCAGATACTGTCCCCCAAGTATGGGTATTGTCACTGGTTAAGGTTAATTCTATAGGGAATAATACCCCAGAACCTATAGCATTTTTTAGTATGTCATTATTCATTGTAGTATTTCTTTATTCTCTATGTCAATCATTTTGGTTAACACTAAAGGGGGTAAAGCAGACCAAGCTGCAAGGGGAACATAAGTAGGTACTAGTATTGGTAGTAATGCTGCAGTTGCTGAGCTTGTAGCTAGGGCGGCTTTTAAAGTATTTAACTCGGTTTCTAGCAGGTTTAATTTTAT